CAGAGGCAAACATTGTTGCTACCGGCAGTCTATCAGCCGTAGCAAACAGCATTGCAAGCGCAGTTGCAAGCGTATCCTCAAGCGGTACGGTTGTCTGCACTCTTTACAAATTTGGCGAGGAGTGGGTTTTAGTAGCCGACCAGCCGAACACATGGACTGCGGCCAACTTCCAAAGCGACACATGGACACAGGCATCGGTTAGTACGGACTCATGGACACCCAATACCCTACAAAACGACACTTGGACACAACAATCTTCGGGAAGTAACACATGGCAATAACAAGAGTTACCTTTGGAGAGTGGCTACCTGACCAGCCTGGGGTTATCGGTGCGCTGACCACGGCCAAGAACTGCTTTCCTAAAGCCGTTGGCTACGGGCCGTTTCCGAACGAGGAAGATTACTCGGACGCAGCCGCCCAAGACCTGACTAACGTGGTGGCCGCGAGGGACATCAACGGAGATACTAGGGTATTTGCCTCAGGAACAACCAAGTTATTTAGACTCGACTCAACCGATTTTAGCCTTGACGACATTTCTGCCACGACCTACACGGGCGCGACAATGTGGAAGTTCACGCAGTTTGGCAACAAGGTCATTGCCGTAAACGACGCGCACACAATGCAGGCTTACGACCTCACAACGTCTGGTAACTTCCAAAGCCTATCTTCTGACGCGCCAAGGGTAAGATATGTAACAGCCGTTAGGGACTTTGTTGTAACTGGGTTTCAGTCTGGCTATCCAAGTAGAGTCCAATGGTCTGGGATTAACAACGAGACGACCTGGGCAGCATCTGCCACAACACAAGCAGACTTTCAAGACATCCCTGACGGCGGTAGGGTTCAGGGGGTTACGGGTGGCGAGTTTGGTCTCATCCTGATGGACAGGAGCATCCATCGGATGTCCTACGTTGGGACACCCTTGATATTCCAGTTTGACAACATATCCAGAAACCTTGGGTGCTTTGAGGCAAACTCGGTTATCCAATGGCAGGGCATTACATACTTTCTGTCTGACGACGGGTTCTATGCTTGCAACGGGCAGGCGGTGGAAAACATAGGCGCGGAGAAGGTAAACAGGTTCTTTTTTAACACACTAAGGTCGGCTGTTCTTGACGAAATGAGTACGGCTGTTGAACCCTCCAAAAACTTAGTAATGTGGGGCTATCCTTGCACAGACCTGACCTACCGTGTGCTGATGTACCACACCCCAACCAAAAGGTGGGCTTACGCAGATACCACGGCAAACAGAATCTCGTCTAGTTCAACGCCAGGAACGACGCTAGAGGGGCTAGACTCATTTAGCGCAAGCATTGATGACCTGATGACCCCGCTAGACTCTAGGCTGTTTGTTGGTGGTGACTTACAATTGGCTGGTGTAAAAGGCGCAAAAATCATTACTTTTTCGGGTCAGCCAAAGACAGCCACGATTGATACAAACGACATCGAGACAGGCTCAAATCAGTCCATGCTTACACTTGTAAAACCAATTGTGGACAACGGGTCTGGTTCGGTAGCCGTAGACTCAAGATTAAAGTTAAACGAGACAATTGGCTTTAACAGCGTGACTGCCGCAGACTCAGAAAACCGCGTGGGTATTCGTTCCTACGGGCGTTACCACAGGGTCAGGCTTGAGCCGTCGGGCAATAACTGGTCATCTGCCATCGGGGTGGATGTAGAGATTCAGCAAGCGGGTACTAGGTAATGTTTAGAGTTCTACCATACCAAGGTGGCAACCCTCGGGAGATTTCTGAGGTGGTCAACAACCTGATGAACGGCAAGTCCAACAACACGGGGACTATCACCCTTGCTACGGGCAACGCTACCACCACGACCCTAGTAGACGAGCGTATTTCTGTATATACAAAAATTGTCCTGATTCCGTTCTCGGACGCGGCAGAAGCTGACTCTGCGCCCTACGGTGCGTTTCAGGACACGACTGACCAGGTGGCGGCTGATACGACCACGGCGTACCCAATGACGCTTAACACCACGGACTACTCAAACGGGGTGTATTTGTCTAATAGTTCCAGAATGAACGTGCGGAACTACGGGATTTATAACCTGCAATTTAGTACGCAGTTCGTTAATACCGACAGTCAGATTCACGACATTGATGTGTGGTTTCGCAAAAACGGGACGAATATCGCTGGCTCTAACAGCCGGTACTCAGTCCCAAACAGCCACGGCGGTGTAGACGGACACCTGATTGCGGCTTTGAATTTCTTTATAGAACTGAACGCCAATGACTACATGGAAATCATGTGGGCAACGGACGACATAACGGTGAGTATTCAGCAGTTGCCGACTAGAACTAGCCCAGACACACCGGCAACCCCGTCGGTCATCGCTACCATGCAGTATGTCGCACCGTCGGCTTACTCAAACATTTACGTCTCTGCCCAACAAGCAGGACAGGCAACAATTACGCATTTTTCTAACGCTACGGCGAACAAGACTTATGCTTACATTTTGGTTGGATAATCTTTATAATAGGTGATATATGGCAGAACAAGTCACAACCTCGCAGATTGACCCCGCGCTAAGACCGTTTCTTACACAGGGACTAGAACGCGCCCAACAACTGTTTCTGACTGGGCCACAGCCCACGTTCTTCCCAGGCCAAACCTATGTCTCCCCATCGGCGCAGACAGAGCAAGCCCTAGCCCAACAAGAGGCTCTGGCTACCGGCGCACAACCAACCCTACAAGCCGCACAGCAAGCCTACCAATCGTCCCTAGGTCAGATTGGGCAGACAGCCGCAGGTGGATTCTTGCAAGGCAATCCCTACCAACAGGCAATGCTTGCCGCCGCTACACGCCCACTTACACAACAATTTAGCGAACAGGTATTACCAGGCGTTGCAAGCCTTTATTCTCGCGCTGGACGCTACGGGTCAGGCGCAATGGAGCGTGCCCTTGGTGGGGCTTCTGAGGCGTATGGAAGGGCTTTAGGCGACGTTTCTGCCAACATCGTTGGTCAGGACTACGCTCGCGAGCGTGGACTACAACAACAGGCTCAAATGGGTCAGGCAGCACTAGCCCAAGCCGCCCCAGCCTTCTACCAACAGCAGTTTCTGCCAAGCCAGACGCTTGCACAGGTTGGTGCAGCGCGGGAAGCAATCGCCGCACAGCCCCTGCAAGAGCAGATGGCTAGGTTCTCGTTTGGGCAACAGCAACCGATTCAATCCCTTATGTCCTACCTCTCCTCTGTCTACGGTACTCCGCTTGCAAGTTACGGACAGCAGACCACGCAGTTACCTGAGAACAAGTTTATGGGCGGTCTAGCAGGTGCGGGATTGGGATACCTTGGTGGTTCGTTATTTGGTGGTACTCCCCTTACCTCGCCAGGACAGGCAGCAGGGTTAGGCGCACTAGGTGGCGGGTTGCTCGGCTACTTCCTATGATTTAGGGGTTTATTACTTTGACCTACTGGTGTGACAATTCGGCGGTGTGGACGCACTACGGAAATGCGTCTAGCATCATCTTCCCAGCGTGGGAGAAAGCCTTTGCCGCAGTCATTAACCACCACCTGCCAAGCGTAAAGGACGAAGATTTACGCAGACGGATGATTAAGTTTGTCCAAGAGGAGATGTCCCACGCAAGTGCCCATGAGTCATTTAACGACAGGCACAACCTCAAGGACGCAGAGAAGCAAGAGTTTGCGAACACCAAGATAATCCACCGCAGACCGGGGATGACTTTCTGGCTAGGGACTATGGTATCCATAGAACACCTAGCCTCCTGCATGGCAAGGTCTTACATTGACCGTTGGGGAACCAGAGAAGGTCGAGACTTCAAACTGTTCTGTTGGCACGCGAAGGAAGAACTCGGGCACAAAACCCTAGCCCTAGACCTGTGGGACTACCTAGGGCTGTCGCGCAAGGAATTACGCAAGATTGCCCGTGTCAACCAGAAGTATGTGATTGGGTTCTTGCTAAGTTACACAATCAAGAAGCTCAAGGAAGAAAAGTTGTTGTGGAAGGTATCCACATGGAAAGACCTAGCGGTGTGCTTTGGCTATGTGGGGTTCAAGATTGGCTTGCCAATGCTAAGAATTTACCTGCCTAAGTTTCACCCCAACAACGTAGACGATAGCAAATATGTAACAGCGTGAACATTGGCGAGTTAGTAGCGAAGGACATAAAGCGGAACAACAAGAGCATCACGATAGAGGATGCAAAGAAGTCTTTAGAACTACACCGCAAGAATGGCGCAAGGTTTTACAGGTTCGGAAACACAATTTTTATAGTATTCAGGGTCACGGATTCTGCGGTGTTTTACCACACGATTAACGCAGATAGCATCAAAGAGTTCTTGCAAAACCTACGAGACTTCTTTAATGCGATTATGGACAAAGAGTACGCGATTACTTACTTTACTGACGAGAGGTTGAAGTCGGTTTACTTAAGATACGGTGACGAAGTTGTTGGTTCAGACGATAAAAGTCTAGGGACGCACAAAGGCATAACCAAACTACAAAGGTGGAAACATGGGTTGGGTTGAAAAAAATACAGGTATTGACTTAACGATTGACGAGTTAAGTAAGCCAGTAAATCAAGCCGTAGAGGCCGTTCGTGAGGTCGGAAGGGACATTGACGACTTCGTAAACGAGGAAATACCTGGTGGTTGGTATACCGTCGGCGCAATTGCTGGTGGTACTTACTTAGCCAACGCTGGAGCCGCAGGTGCTGGCACAGCCGGAACGGCAGCCCCAATCGTTGATGCTACTTATGCGGCTGGCATGACCCCAACACCCGGTCTTACCGCAACCTTACCAACAACAGGTTCGCTAGGAGCAACGGCAACGCTTGGTGCTACTTCAACAGCCGTACCTGGTTCTCTACAAGCGTTTTTACCTGAGTTAGGTGTAAGTACGGCGGCTTCAACCGCAGGAGCAACGGCTATACCTGGCTCGTTCCAAGCCGCTCTACCGGGAATACTATCTCCCGCCGCCGCAAGTTTTGGCGTAAAGGATGCAATAGACGCTTTGCGTTTAGGGAAAACTTTATTTGGCCAAGATGAGCCACAAATACCAAATATGCTTGGTCGCAACCAAATGCCACAGGGTTCGGTTGACTACTCTCAATACTTAAACCTACTTGCCCAAAGACCTAGTCGGGCAGACATCACAACTTTGTTGGGGTAACTTATGAACGAAGAACTGTTTGGACTCCTTGGTATTAACCCAGAGTCGGCAAAAGAGAAAGCCTTTACAAGGGGACTGCTTGGCGCAATAGCACAGGCGGCAGCTTTGTCTGGCCCACAGGCACGTCCCGTAGGAAACTTGCAGGGGTTAGGGCAGATTGGTCTAGCGGGTTTAGGCGGGTATGAGAGCGCGATGGACAAGACAATTACAGACGCTCTAAAGGGGTTACAGATTCAGGAGATGCGTAAGAAGCAACTCCAACAAGAGTCTGGGCGTACTGCGTTGCAACAGGCATACGAGAGAATGTCTGGGTTAAGCCCACAGGGTGCGCTTGCCATGCCAGGTGGTCAAGCAGGGCCAACGGTACAACGCGCCGAAATGATTGGTCAGCGTCAACCTATGAGCCAGCAAGACATACTTGGTCTGGCTATGAACCCAAATATTGACCCAGAAACATCAAAACGTCTTTTAGATATAGCACAACTGTCTGCTCCTAAAGCTGGGCCTGGCGTTATTGGTGAATTTGAAGACGCGCTGAAAAAAGGGTTAATTCCACAAGGAACCTCCCTACAAGATTATATTGCGCTTAAAAAACCTCCCGCACCAACAGCAACAGCAATTGCTGGCGGCAAAGACCCGTTTGCAGAAGCTGCTTCTAAAAAACAAGCAGAAGATTTTAGTGATATTAAAAAATCTGGCGATAACGCGAGAAGAACATTAAAGGACGTTACAAGACTTGGTTCTATATTAGAGAGGTCACCAGGCGGTATTGAGGCTGGATTAAAACTTGCCGCAGGAAACTTTGGTATTAACACCAAAGGACTAACCGACCTGCAAAGCGCAGAAGCAATTATTAACCGCTTGGTTCCTCAACAACGGCCACCCGGTTCTGGAACAATGTCTGACGCAGATTTAGATTTGTTTAAGAAATCTTTGCCAAGAATTATCAATCAACCAGGCGGTAATAAAGCAATCATTGACTACTTAAAAGGTATTAACGAATACTTAATCAAAGAGGGAGAAATTGCCTCTGAGGTTCTAAACAAGAAAATAACTCCTGCCGAAGGCGATGCGCGTTTGATGTCTTTGCAAAACCCATTAGAACTATTCAAGAACTCGGCTGCTGGTGGGCTTCCACCCGGAGTAACCGTGACCCCAATAGGAAGATAATATATGCCCGCATACGAGGTAGAGATTCCGAATGTCGGCAAGTTTCGGGTTGATTCAGACAAAGAATTAACTGGGGAACAGGCGTACCAATTTGCGCTACAACAGGCACAGGCTCCTAAGACCGACTACGGATATGGCCGCGCCGCGTTACAAGGGCTAACCTTTGGTTTTGCAGACGAGCTTGAGGCAAGAGCAAGGTCTTTGGCTGGCGAAGGTAGATACGAGGACATTTTGGCCGACATTGCCCGTTCTAAGAAGCAGTTTGAAGAACAAAGTCCGCTTGGTTCTATGGCGGCAGAAGTAGTCGGTGGAATCCCCACAATGCTTCTTGGCGGTGCTGGTACGGCACAGTTAGCCTCTAGGGTTCCGCAGTTGGCTTCAAGGTTATCTGCTAGGGCTACTGGATACGGTGGTGCTGCGGCAACTGGCGGGGTTAGCGGTGCTATTAGTGGTGCAGGAACCGCACAGCCAGATGAACGCCTAGCGGGGGCGGCTACCGGCGCAGGACTTGGCGTTGCCCTTGGCCCGACAGGTGAACTAGCGTCAAGAATTGCTGGTCAGGCGGGGCGTAGGGTTGCTCAGAGTGGCGCACAGTTAATTGGTAGGGACACAGCAGCGACTTTCCAAAGACGCGCCGACGAGAAGCTGATTCAGGCTTTACAAAGAGACGGACTTAGCCCTAAACAGGTATTGGAAAAGCTCAAGACCATTCAGAGTAGCGGTTACAAGCCAGAAACTATTGTTGAGGCGGCTGGAGAAAACACTCGTATATTGGCTGACACAATATCAAAATATCCTGGTGCGGCACAAGTTGCTAGTCAGTTAGTAGAAGAACGTGGCGCAGGTCAAGCCGGTCGGGTTATATCTGACTTCCAACGTGCTTTAAACTTTGGTGGTTCTGCTCTTGACTTGGCAGACGACATTATAAAGACAAGAAGTGCCGTAGCTGCACCGTTGTATCGCCAAGCCTTCTCAGAGGGCGGTGTAATACAAAACAAGCGGATTACGGAATTGATGGAGTATCCACAGTTTCAGGATGCCTACCAAAAGGCAAGACGTATTGCCGCGCTAGAGGGTGTCAACCTACCAGTAAGTGCCGCAGACATTGAAAGGGTTGGTGGGTTTGACCTGCGAACCCTAGACTATGTAAAGCGTGGTCTAGACGATGTTTTGTTTACTGGCAAACAACCTGGTAGTGGAATTGGCCGCACAGAACTTGGGTTGCTAAAAGAACGGCGCACAGAGTTTGTCAATGCTCTTGACCAAGTTGGGCCAAAGTCCTACAAGCAAGCAAGACAAGTTTTTGCCGGTCAGACAGAGATTTTGAACGCGCTAGAAAACGGTCAGAACTTTACACGATTCTCCCCAGACGAACTAAAGCGGTCTTTTGGCGGTTTAAGTGACGCAGAAAAAGACGCATTTAGGGCGGGTGTGTTTGATTCCGTAAAGGAAAACATAAACAAGGGCGCAGACGGCGCAGACGCACTTCGCAGGGTATGGACAAATCCTCAAAAACGCGACCAATTAAGAATTATTGTTGGAGAGAAAAACTGGGGCGACCTGCAAAACTCCTTGGCGCGTGAAAAAATCATACGCCAGACAGACGTTAAGATGGCTGGTGGCTCACAAACAATGGGTCGTCAGCTTGCACAGCGTGAGTTTGAGGGAACGGACGAGTTGATTCCTCTGGTTCAGCAAAAGGGCATAATTGGTGGCGGTACTGACTACTTGCTACGGTCTTTAACTGGGCCAGGGCAACCAACCGCACAAGCCCTTGCGCCAACCCTGTTTTCAACAAACTTCCAAAACCAGTTGCAAGAACTAACAAGACTTCAACAATTAGACCAGTTGCTAAGACGTAGTGCCGCAGTAAGAGGTGGCGCAGTAGGAACAGCAGCCGGAACACAAACCGGCCTTTTAGGAGAGTAAGAAATGCCCAAGACCAAGATTTCAGAATACTCAACGACCAACTCGGACAACACCGACATTGAAAGCATCAACATCAATGAGGGGTGTGCACCTTCTGGGATAAATAACGCCATCCGTGAACTCATGGTTCACCTAAAGGAGTTCCAGACAGGGGCTTCTAGTGACCCGTTGACGGTGGCTGGTACGTTTGTAGCGTCTGGTGGCGCGACCATTGCGGCTTCTGCCGGAACCTCCGCAAGCCCGTCCATCCACTTCTCTGGTGACACAAACACAGGAATCTTCTCCCCCGCCGCTGACACGATTGCATTTGCAGAGGGTGGTGTGGAGTCGATGCGGATTAATTCAAGTGGGCAATTGTTAATTGGGTTAGATTCTGCTTTGAATGTTGCTGGTGCTTCTTGGACTGAACAAGTTGCTGGAACTGGCGCTACTGGTTATGTTGCGGCACGATTTAGCAATAATTCTAATCCTGCTAGGTTTTTAGTAGTCAAATCTCGTGGAACAACCATCGGAACAAACACAGTTGTTCAAAATAATGACGAACTTGGTTCATTAGATTTTGCTGCTGCCGATGGTACAAACTATACATCGTGCGCCAGAATTTCTAGTTTTATAGACGGAACACCAGGTTCTGGAGACCTGCCAACAAGAATAACTTTTTCAACTGCAGCAGACGGAGCCACCACACCAACAGAGCGTATGCGTATCGACTCCATCGGTAATGTTGGGATTGGTACGAGTGCACCTGTTTCTGGTTCGCGATTAGCGGTTGTTGGCGGCAGCATACAACTATCAGGCGGCACGACTTCGCAAGAAGGCATCCGTATTCAAAGAGCATCTGGATACGCAAGCATTACCGGCATCAACAATGACAACAATGCCTTTAACCCGATAGCATTTTTTACGGGTGGAACTGAAGCAGCCCGTATCGACACCAGCGGTAATGTGTTTTTTACAAAAACAGCCTCAGATTTAACAAGTGCTGGGATGGAATACGCCACTTCGGGTAGAATGATTCTAACAACTGCAACAAATTTAGAGCCGTTAATTCTTAACAGGCAGTCTTCTGACGGAACTTTAATTGAGTTTCGTCAGGCCAACGCTGTAGAAGGCTCCATCTCCGTCTCAGGCACAACCGTTTCTTACAACGCATTTTCTGGCGCTCACTGGTCGCAACTTCAACAAGGTCGTGGCTACAACCCTGAAATCCCCCGTGGCACAGTCATGTCCACCATTGGCGAGATGGCAGAGTGGAAGTCTGTTGTGTGGGATGAGGTGATCGAGCACCCCGCCGTGCCTGCGGTTGAGGCCAAAGAGGCCGTGTTGGACGAAGAAGGCAATGTCATCGAGCCAGCAGTCGAGGCAGTAGAGGGTAAAGACGCATGGACAGAAACAATCAACAATCGTGATTCATATTTAGGTCAACTGCCAATTGGCGCAACCTTTGAAGAAGATGGGTTCACTAAGACTGTTGTTGACGATGGCAACGAGCGTCTGCCAAAAGTCAAGATTTCTGATGTGATTGGTGATAAAGCAGTCTACGGCGTGTTCCAAACCTGGGATGAAGTTGAAGATATGCTAGTCACTTCTCTGGGTGCGTTTGTGGTGCGTATCGCCGCAGGTGTCACAGTTCAAATTGGTGACCTCTTAGAATCCAACGGTGACGGATGCGCCAAAGTTCAGGATGACGATGTAATCCGTAGCAAGACCATTGCTAAAGTAACATCCATCACACCAACGGCAACCTACGCAGACGGGTCTTACACCGTCCCTGCTGTTATCTACTGCGGATAAAACATGAACATCAAACTTGAACTTACAATAGAAGAAGTCAACGGCATCCTGCAAACGCTGGGACAGTTGCCGACATCTAGCGGTGCTTGGCCTTTAGTAGTAAAGATAAAGGAGCAGGCAGAGTCTCAGGTTCCAAAGGAAGATAAAGATGGCGACAATCGGTGAAGTTCAGGGCCAACTAGACACCCACGAAGCTGTCTGTGCTGAACGCTATCTTGGGATAAACGCAAGACTCAAGCGGTTGGAGCAAATCCTAATCGGCTCCGCTGGTTGCATAATCGTTCTACTGCTAAGCCTAGTGGTGAAATGACCACCATCGCTGCCAAAGCGTCTACGGGAGAGATTGCCGCAGACTCGATGGTCAGCGGTGATGACTCCTTCTACCTTGTAGAGAAACTCCGTAGGGGGCAGACAAGCATCTACGGGGGTTGCGGAGATTGGGATAAACTATTAAAGTTCTACAATTCGTTGGAGTCTGGGGCTGACCTAGACTCGGATACGGATGTGACCGTTCTCGAACTCAGAAGTGATGGCATTTGGATTTACGAGAGTACCATCATTCCTGCGAAGATAAAGAACGACTTTTGGGCAATTGGAACTGGGGCAAACTTTGCTATCGCTGCCATGCACTTAGGCTTAACTCCGGCAGAAGCAGTAAAGCTGGCGTGTCTGTACGATACATCCTCCCATGAGCCGATTGACGTAATGACTCTAAGCGGGAGGAAGCGTGGTAGCACTAAAAAAGGTGTCGGACGAGGAACTAATAGCGGCGTTTAAGACATACGGCAGTCCACAGAAGGTCTCACAGGTTCTAGGCATAGACGTAGGTACGGTTTACCGAAGGCGGTCGGCACTAAAGGACGTATCTCTACCATCGTTCGCCGCAAGACAACACAGCATCGCCAACACATACATCCCAGATAACCGCAGGGTTATATCCCACACCGTAGACAACGGTCACGTCTTTATAGCCTCCGACTGCCACTACTGGCCTGACGAGGAAACCGTAGCACACAAGGCGTTTGTTTCCCTGCTGACAGAATTTAAGCCCAAGACCATCATCCTGAACGGTGATGTCTTTGACGGGGCTAGAATCAGCCGCCACGCCGCCCTGATGGGAACCAACCCCCCTACCCCAAAGCAAGAGATAGAAGCCTGTCAAGACCGTCTACACGAGATTGCAAACGCTTCTAAGAACGCTACTAAGTTCTGGACTTACGGGAACCACGATACACGCCTTTTTAACTACATTGCTACCCATGCGGATGCTTTAGTAGAGTTCTCGGACTTGTTTGCGTACTTCCCAGGCTGGCACACAGGCTGGCGGGTGGACATAAACAACTCGCTGATAGTCAAGCATCGGTGGCACAACGGGCAACACGCGACCTATAACAACGCCTTAAAGTCTGGCAGAAGCATCGTCACAGGACACCTGCATAAACTGATGGTCACGCCTTGGGTGGACTACAACGGGCGCAGGTACGGAGTTGATTCAGGAACCCTTGCAGAACCTAGTGGCGACCAGTTTGTTTACACAGAAGAAAACCCCGTGAACTGGTGCTCAGGATTCTGTGTCCTGACATTCAAAAATGGTATGTTATTACCTCCAGAACTATGCGAAGTCATTAACGGGGTGGCTTACTTTCGAGGAGAGAAAGTATAGGGATAAATGAGTGATTTAGTAGCCTCGGCAAAAAGTGCAGCGCAGGGTATAAAAAGCGCGATTGCGGCAGGTAAAGAGATTGAATCAGTAGTCCAAGATATTCAAAAACTAGGGGTCGCAGAACTCCAAGCCAAGCAAGAGTTCCAAAAGAAGCAACGGGTGGTAAAGGGTGACACCACCATCCTCACGGCCTTCGCAGAGTGGAGAAGACTCAAGGAAGTGAAGGAAGCCGAAGACGACCTATTCCAGCAGCTTGTAGAACGCTACGGCAAGGAAAAGGCAGAGTTCGAGTGGAAGGAAATTCAGTCCATCAAGGAACGCCAAATTAAGGAACTCAAGGACGGGCGCGACGAGATGGGTCGTGACCTAAAGAAACTCCGTGAACTCAAGGTTATGTGCTTCATAGCCTCGCTAATTATCGTCACCACTTACTACATCTTCAAAGGACACCTGTAATGCTATCCCTAATATCTTCCGCTGTCGGATTCCTAGCCTCTGGCTTACCGCAAATCCTAAACTTCTTCCAAGATAGGGCAGATAAAGCCCAAGAGTTGAAGTTAGCCCAGATGCAGACGGAACGCGAGTTAGCCCTTGCAGAACGCGGTTTTCTTGCCCAGCAGAAGGTCGAGGAGATTCGGACAGACCAGATAGCACTCCAGACCGACGCAGACCGCCAGAGTGCCGCTTTAGACCACGACAAGGCTATCATGGCTAGGGCTTCCAATTGGGTCGTCAACCTGAACGGTATCGTGCGCCCTGCGGTCACCTTTATCTTCGTCCTAGAGTTGGTGCTAATCAACATGGGTCTGACCTACTTCTTGCTTCGCGGTGGGTTGGGCGAGATGGACGTAGAGAAGTTCATAGCCGCCACGGACGTAATCTTCTCCGAGGACGAGATGGCACTACTCTCAGGAATAATCGCGTTCTGGTTCGGAAGTAGGCAATGGGGTAAGAAGTGAAGGTAAGCAAGGAAGCGATTGAGGGCATCAAGAAGGACGAAGGGGTAAGGACAAAACCTTACCGTTGCCCAGCCCTGCTCTGGACTTGCGGCGTTGGCCACGTCATAGACCCAAACCACATAAGGGTTCCGTTCAATGAACGCAAAAATATACCCCTTCCCCCAGAGTGGGACAGAGTTCTTAGCATGGCTGAGGTCGATGCTATCCTTGCAGCAGACTTGGCTACATTCGAGCGAGGAGTTCTGCGCCTCTGTCCAGGTGGACTTACTCAAGGCCGCTTTGACGCTCTGGTTTCCTTCAGCTTCAACGTCGGGCTCGGCAACCTCCAAAGGTCAACCATCCGCATGAAGCACAACCGTGGCGACTTCGAGGGTGCTGCGGAAGGGTTTATGGCGTGGACTAAGGCTGGTGGTAAGGAGTTGCCTGGTCTAGTTAAGCGCCGGAAGCACGAACGCGCTCTCTATGAATCTGAGTAATCCTCTCCCGTAACTCCTCGGCTACGGTCAAATTGTGCTTGGCCTCAAACTGGTCAAGCCACTTCCTCCTCGCCTCCTTTGTCGGAAGCGTCAAAACATACCTCGCAAGCCCCTCGATTTTTGCCTCATGCTCCGATAACACTATCTGATAGAACTCCTCTGGGGTAGCGGTAAAGGTTCCTCTATTAACCAGCCCTAGCAAATGTTTTATGCAACGCTTTTCTTGCG